GTTAAAAGATGGAACTTTGGCGCGCTTTAGTTTCTCGGAGCTACTTGGTGATTTGATCATCTCAGGCTTTTTGGGTGTGGTTACATTTTTTCTTTGTGAGTATGCAGACTTAGATCGTATGCTTACTGCTGCGTTGATTGGTATGAGTGCGCATCAGGGTACTCGTGGTATCTACTTTTTAGAAGAGATAGTCGCTCGTCGTTTTAAGCTTGAGACAAAGAAAAAGGATGCAGAGTGAGTGCTGAGATACTACGACGCATAAACAATCTTGTGCAGATTGGAACGGTTACAGAGAGTAAGAGTGCTGATGGTTTGGCACTTGCTCGTGTGAATGTTCTTGGTCGTGTAACAGACTTTCTTCCTGTTATGCAGAGTGCAAACAGCTTTAAGTCTCATGCAGCTCCTATACGAGCTGGTGAGCAGGTTGTTGTTCTTTCTCCTTATGGAGATGGTGACAGTGGTGTCATCATAGGATCACTTTTTAACAAGGGGTGCAAAGAGCCATCTGATTATTCAGATACAACAGAGGTACTTGAGTATGAAGATGGAACGCGCATCTTTTACGACACAAAAGATAAAGTGCTTACAGTAGATGCTGCCAATGCAATTACTGTGAAATGTAAAAGTGCAACGCTCTATGCAGACACTGTAGATATAAGTGCGACAACTTCGCACATCGGCAATGTAAGCATAGATGGGAGCCTTGATGTGAGTGGCGATGTCTCCTCCGGGGGAAATGTAGTAACTGCCGGAACGGTAACAGATAGCAGAGGAGATCTTACAAACTTCTCTACAACTGACGGAGCGAGCAGAGCATGACAGTAAGAGAGATAAGCACAGAGGAGTCCATCGGTCGCATTTTGGCAACTCCGCTTGGTAGCCGTGTAATGCAGCCAGAGTATGGGAGCCGTCTCTTTGAACTTATAGACAAAGCTGTAACTGATGAGTGGGTACTGCTTGCGTGTGACTATACCTATGAGGCCATAGAGACAAATGAGAGTCGCGTGAGCGTGAAAAATGTCTCTATAAAAACAGGTGAGAGTGTAGCTATAAACATAGAGTATGTTGAAGTTACAACGGGTGAGAGTAAAACACTTAGTGTTGATCTAGGAGGCGAAGATGCAACTGCTTGATTTACCAGCTCCAGAGGTCATAGAAGAGTTTGACTTTGAGACTATAAAACAGCGCAAGCTAAATACTTTTATGGCAATCGCTAAAGCAAAAGGCATTGAGTATGTGCCAAGCGAGAGCGATGATGTTATGACGATGATAGAGACAGATGCTTATGAAGAGATGCTTCTTCGCACTCGTATAAACAACGCTGTAAAAGCAATACTTTTAGCCTTTGCAAAAGGGAGAGACTTAGATCATCTAGGTGTTACTTACTATGGAGTAGTTCGTCTTGAAGGGTCTAAGCCGTATGCCTATTTTACTTTTACACTTTCAGCTGCGCTGACTTATGACATAAACTTGCCTAAAAACATGCAGCTTAGTGATGGAAAAGGTGCTGTCGCACTTCTGCTTGAAGATGTCTTTATAAAAGCAGGAGATAGTGTTGGTGTAGGTGTCTGTGAGCTGCAAGAGTACGTTGAGTCATCTACGATAAAAACAGAGATCATCACCACACCACTTGCCTTTGTTGTTGCTGCTAAGCAGGATGGCACATTTGAAAACGGTGCAGATGCAGAGGACGATGAGCGATTTCGTGAGCGTATCTGGCTATCAAGAGAGTCAAAATCTACTGCAGGTTCAGTTCTGGCATACAAGTACTATGCATTTAATGCAGACTCACGCGTAAGCGATGTAAAAGTTATTACAGATACAGCCGGTGTTGTAAAAGTTTATCTGCTTAGTCGTGATGGAGATGCAGACAGTGTGATGATAGAGCGTGTTGATGAAGCGCTAAATGTCGAGAGTGTACGTCCACTTACTGATGATGTGCAAGTAAACTCTGCAACCATAATAAATGCGACAATCGAAGCAAATATAGTACTTTATGACATGACATATGAAGTGAGTGTTAGAGAGCTTATAGAGAGTCGTATAGCAGCAAATACTCGCATATTTGGAAAAGAGCTGACACTTCCTAAGATATATGGAATTTTAGAGAGTGAAATGGTAAAAGACATCACCTTATTAGATCCTGCACAAACAATAGCGTGTGCAGATAATGAAGTGATAGATGTAACAACGCTGACACTTAACTTTAGCGAGGAAGTGTGATGAGTCTGCTTCCTGCATATATGAGTGAACTTTGGAAGTGTTATGAAGAGATGCGTCGTGTTGATATGCTCGTTCTTGATCCGTCTCTTGTAAGCACAAATCCTCTTACATGTCACATTAGCGTGCTTCCATTTTTAGCATGGGAGGCTGATGTAAACATCGATGGGTTTAGCGAAGAGCTTCAAAGAAGTTTAATAGATGGTGCATTTCGTTCATTGCAGTATGCAGGAACAAAAGCAGCACTAGAGAATGCGCTTGATGCAATCGTTGATGTTGATGTTGTTGAGTGGTTTAGTGATGCAGCTGATCCTTACACATTTAAGCTTGAACTCTCTGTAGATAAAGATGTAGAAATTACACCAGGTGTTGCAAATAGAGTTGAAGCAATAGCAAATAAAAGAAAAAATGCAAGAAGTACAATGAGCGAAATACTCTTATCGTATAAAGTTAGTTCTAATTCAAGTTTAATAAGTGGAGGTGTTGGAGAATCTTCCTGTGAAGCTATTCCACTTGATGGTTATGAAGAGATTTTATCAGGCCGACAGCATATTTATATTGGAAATGTCGGTGAGGTTTCATCTTATGCAGAAATGGAGGTTTTATAATGGCAGTGGGTAGCAGTTTAATAACAGCTGATGGAATTAACGCTTTAGCAAATGCAAGTGCAAGTGGCACTAGTGTAAAGCCAAAGTATTTTAAATTTAGCAATCAAGATCTAGTGTTAGATCCAAATATGAGTGCTGAAGATATTGTTGGGTGGAGAACGCAAGATATTAATTTATATCAAACGATTGATGATAAAACAGTTGAATTTGTGTGTGATGTTGTTCCAACCGAAGCAACTGATTATGCAAGAATTTGCGGATTGTATCTTGAAGATGGAACTTTATTTATGGTGGCTAAACCGCCATATCCTTTTCCTCCACAATTACGACAAACTTTTAAAATCCAAATGATATATGAGAGCATCGATGAGATATTGAATTTTCAGTATTTATCGTTTGATGAAACAGAGCAAGATATAGCATTGTTAAATGCACAAGCAATTTTAGGAGAACAGATTTTACAAAATTCTCTTGAAATAGGGCTAATAAAATCAAATTTAGGAGCATAGAATGGATTTAAACAGCATAAATGAAAATGTAAATCGCTTGATACAAAATATCAGCGAACAAAATAGAAAGGCAAATGAGATATTTTTCGATATTGAGCCTAAAGATGTAGAGTTGCAACAGATAGACGACAATGGTGTATTACAGACAATAACATTACCAAATAGAGCGAAGATACTCGCTGATGTATCTTTAGCAACATTTGATAAAGCTGATAGTACATCACCAATATTTGAAAAAGTAACACCATATAGCTTTGTGATAAAAGCTGGTTGTAGAATAAAAGTAAACGATAAAACAACTGTTTTAACAAGTGATTATACACTTGATATAAACACTAACTTAGATACTGGAACAAAAACACCAGGACTTGACTATTTTGTATATGCAAAAGAAGATGGAACATTTTATATAAGTGCAGATAACACTATAGCTACAGATAGACTTATCGGTGGTTTTCACTATAGTTTGGTTGCTGAAGATGAAGCTGCAACTGGTAATAAAACTGAAGATGATATGGTAGCAATTAGAGGTATAAATAAATACTCTTTTTGGGATTTGAAGTTTAGACCAAATTGCGACCCTCGTGGTATGGTGTATGTGCTTGGTAGATGGTATGACATCTATGTAAGTGATAGTAACTATGGTATCCGTAAGTATTCAGCACCATCGGTTCATAGTGGTTTTAATATAGCAGCTGGTGCAACTGACTACAGCAGACAAATACCAAAAATCCCACTTGAGTTTGGAGGGAACGGAACTGTTGATTATGGTTCATATACTTGGTTCCAGGCTTGTGAAGTTGTAGGTGTAGCTGGTAAGCAACTTATAAAATATGAAGAGTTCCAAAAGATAGCTTATGGTGTTGTTGAGGGTGCTAGAGCTCACGGTACTTATGATTATGATACTGGAGATGATGAAGGCAAAGTAACACACTACCCTGAATTTGTATCTAAATGGGGTATCGAACAAGCAAGTGGAAATGAGTGGATTTGGGGTGCTGATGTTGGTGGTAATAGAGATGAGGATAGCACTTCTTGGGATTGGAGAGATAAGGCTGGTGGTAGAGGGCAAATCTATGCACTACACGATAATCACATCACAGCTGTTCGTCTAGGTGGTCAAAGAGATGAGACTGACGGTATGGCTGGGTCTCGTTGTTCGGTTTGGGCTAGTTGTGTTTGGAACTCGTACTGGGGCGCTGGTTCTCGTGCCTCGTGTGACCACTTGAAGCTTGTATAGCGAACGGAAGTGAGCGATGAATAACAACTTGATTATCATAGAAAAGTATGAAGAATTTATAAACTATATCTATCCTGTATTGCAAAATATACAAAGAAAGCACGGTGTGGTTAAAGAGAAAATCATACAAATCATTTTTAATCAAGTTGAATTATTTTACAAAGCAATAAAATCTAATCACATAAGTAAGATATATGAAGCTGATGGGAACTTAGCAACGATTAGATTTTATTTAAGATTTTTGGCTGATAAAAATAGAAAACTTATAAGTCAAAAACAGCACCAAGTTGCTAGTATAAAACTTGCAGAAGTTGGGAAGATAGTACATAGCTGGATAGCTAAATATTCTAAGGGTAGGTAATTAAACGGTATGGCTGGGTCTCGTTGTTCGAATTGGAATAGTTATGTTTGGAACTCGAACTGGAACAATGGTTCTCGTGCCTCGTGTGAGTATAAAACTTTGGATTATGCACTCATCAACAGTTACGACTTTGGTGGTGCGACCAAAAATATGGTCAGATTATCTATCCTGCTTAGGCGAATACATAGCGAGGTTTGTAAAATTGTGAGTAGTGTAAT